TATAGAAGTCTCCATCATTGTTCATACCTGTGTAAACAACAATACCAGCAGCAGTTTCTTGTGCCTGTGATAGGAACTCTTCTTCTCTTGAAAGTGTCTTGACCTGAACCTGTGGTAAACCAGTTGAATAGTTACCTGGACCATAACCAAGATATTCAAATGTGTGACCTGATGCTCTAATATAAGAAGGTCTGTGGAACTGAACTGCTCTTGGTAGAATCTTTTTAATTAATGCTCCACCAGAATGATTTTCTTTTAGTGTTCCTAAAGCACCACGAATGACTGTGATCTCATTATTACCAGATCCAGAGAGTGTGCTACTTGTAACACGCATGATCTCACTATCAATCTGGAAGTATGATCCTAATTCAAATCTTTGAGTAGTTGAAATACCCGCATTTGGAACTGATACATGAATTGTTGTATCATTGGTGATGTTTGAATCAAGAGTCATTCTCTCGTTACCAAAGAATGATAAACCTCTTGCTCCTAAGTTCTCACCCGTGATATCTGATGCTCTATCGTTAGCAGACATTCCATGCTTCAATAAGAAAGCACCTGATAATGCTGCGTCAGTCTTAGCAACAATAGTTGTAGTTGTAATACCTGTTGCAACAAAGTCTCCTTTGTTGATGTTAGATGAATCGTGAACTCTAAAACTGTTACCAGTCACAAATCCGTGAGGTGAGTTTGTGGTAAATGTTGTTATTCCTGTGACTGTATCATATGTTGATGATGATACAATCAATTCATGACCTACGTTTAATAAGTATTCACCTACCTGTATATCATCAGACGCTGTAATCGCAATCGCAACCTGATTCGCTGCTGGTACACCAGATATTCTATAATATCCACCAGTAGTAGTTGTAAGACCAGTGATTTGTACTGTATTACCTAAGACTGTTGATATACCAACTGTGCTTGTAGTAACTCTTGCACCAGATCCACCAGTGAATGTATTGTCTAAATCAAGTGTTTCACCACCAGCATATCCAGATCCACCAGCAGTCACATCTACCTGTGTTACCTGATTACCAGATACTACAACAGTTGCAGTTGCACCATCCCAAGTTGTACCACCAGTATTAAATAACTTGACGTTATTATATGTTCCGTTTGTTAATCCAGATCCACCAGCAGATATTGAACAAGTAACAATACCACTTAGATTGTGTTGTCTATCAAATGTAAGGGTCGCTGTGCCAGCGTTCTGTGATGAGAATGAAGTTGTAACTCCTGTAATTGGTAAACCTATTTTTAAATCTTTTAATACACTATCGGCAGTTTCTCTTGTAAGACTCTTTTTAAGATCATTAGTTACTACGCTACCAACAGGTGATCTTCTAGCAAAAGTTTTAGATGATGCTGGATTATCCTGTATATTATCTCTATCAAGTTGAGGATATAAATCATCAACATTCTGACTGAATGATTGTGTAGTATATTCCTCTGTGATACTATTATCGGCATTTAAAACGTATAAATGGTATACACCATCAGAAATATCTTTCTCATACTCTTGAATCGTATCATTCCTGTAGATGTAATAATTTGCCTGTAGATTATTCCTTTCAAATCTTGGAAGAGAGGTTGTTCTACTACTGGTATCATTAGTGAAGAATCCAACACTATGTGTTACACCATCTACGTCAGTTGTTGAATACTTAAATGTCTTGTCATTATCCACTGCTGTGACTAGGAATGTTCCATTATATCCCTGATTCACAGTTGCAGATGTATTAGTTGTACTACTTACGTTTTTGATTATTACCTGATCACCAACATCTAAATCATGTGGTAATTCTGTGATACTTGTAACTACGTTTGATGCTTCGGTACAGGTGCTAATAAATCTATGATTACGTTTGTAGTCATAGTCTGAACTACTTATTGTTGATAAAGAGAAGTCAGCGTTTGATCTAGCAGCAGTTGAACCTGATTCCTGTAAAATGAATCCTTCTTCTGGATTCTTAGCATTATCAAATTCTTTAGGTACAACGACTCTAAACTTGTATAGTTTCTCATCAATACTTCTAGCATCTTCTTTTCTCTTAAAGAATGATACATTAGTTCTTGCACCAAATGATGCAATACCACCAGAAGAAAATCCGTTGTATATACCACTAGCAGCATTTGTGTGAATATACCAATTACCATTTGTAGAATCAAATTGAATCGGTGATCCAACATCACCAGCATCTTTTTCAGATACTCTACTTAATATTTTGAGATTAGTTCCCCCATATACTGTAATCGCTGTTCCATTCTCAGCATTAGATAGTGAGGATCCTAACTTGATTGCTGTTGCAGATGCTTTGATAACAAAATATGTTTGATGGGCATTGATGTTTTCTGGTAAATCACCATCATCACTCATAAGTTTTACTTTTTCACCTGTTAACAATCCATGATTAGAAGCGAAGTTAAATTGTGAATTAAGTGTTATATTAGATACTTCAAGTGTCTTAACTGAACTTGTAGTTCCATATACTGCTCCACTTGCTGGATCAGTGTCAACCATTAAGATATCAGCAGAGTAGTTGGTTCCTGAGTTAACTATGTTTAACTTATCATTTAATTTTGCACCAACTCTGTAACCTTGAATAATAACTGGAGGTTTTATATCTTTATCATTGAATCCAAAGAGATATAGATGACTCGAAATACCTACAGAAGTTGTAAGTCCAACATCTAATGAAATCCAATCTACATCTTCCTCAGTTGATGTAATCGCTTTAGGTGTAATTATATTTGTGATGAATGCTTTATCATCTTTAGAAAATGCTTCCTTCTTGAATCCCTCTGATGCGAGTGATATTTGTCCAAAGTTTGAGTTTGAGTTTGTAACACTGTAGTCAGCACCAGCGATACATTCAAAATGTCTTGCATATCCAATAGCAAATACGGATACTATCTGTAAGAAGGAATCATTACTTGCTTTAATATGAACAGTCTCCCAACCATTTCTATATCTCGCATTTGAATCTAGATGATATACCTGTGAAGTATTAGTAGCTGATGATCCACTTGCAAGTTCTGCACCTGTTACTTTAGTAATACCAATACCTTCATAAATTCTAGATGACTTATTATAACTTACGAAAGCACGATCATCTTTCTGTAGTGATATACCAGTAAACTGAGCAACAACCATAGATCTAAATCCAGTTGCTTTCTTACCATCAGCATGCATACCATTCATACCGAAGACAGATCTCAATGAAATATTGAAGATATATGGAGATGCACCTGTGACTGTATCAGTCTCAATTGTGACTGTACCTGCTGCTGCACTAGGTGATGCAGGTAAATTTGTCCTTACAAATGGTAGTAAATATGTAAACTGAGTCGTGCTAGTTACATTTTGAACCTTTGTTGATACATTATAATCATCTACACCTACACCCTTGATCTTGATTGGTGTGCCAGCATTCAATCCATGTGGATTAGTGGTGGTGACTGTTATGATTGCACCAGGTGTAAATCCATCACCAGATATTATGTTAGATATGTTGATTGGATCAGCAGCAAATGCACCAACGATTTCAAATTCAGGTCTTTGTGGAGAGAATCCAGTATCACTAGCTGGGTATCTATCTGTTGTCTCAATGACTCTATCAGTAGAGTTGAAAGCATTTGATAACTTAGCATAATACATCGCTAAGTCACTAATAGTGTAACCAGACGGAATTGTGATACCATCAGCATACTCAAAACAAGTTAACTTATGGTGAGAGAATGTTGGTTTTGATTGATTATTTGTTGAGAAATCTGTTGAGTCGGTATATACAAGTCCACTCTCATCTCCATCAAATATAGAGAACTGCCAGAAATAGCAAGTACCTGTTACTCTGAATATCGCTGAGTTACCAACATTAACGTCTGTTGGGTTTGGAACATACTTAGGTCTTATCTTTGTCTTTCTTAAATCTAGTCCAACAAGTGATGTTCCCCTTGGTATAACTACACCACCATTGATACTATTAAACTTATGAAGAATATTATCTGCCTGTGTTAGATCAAATACTGAACTGGAAGTTAGAGAAAATTCAGTTGTAGCATTAGTCTCTGCACCACTTTGTGATACTGCTTTTGCAGCAGTTCCGTCTGCCTTGATTGCATATCCTGGTCTATTATCAATAATATGCTCACCTGGATATAACAAGATAGTAGTCTTTTCAACTGTATCGTTGTTGTTTCCCTTCAAGTAGGAGAATCTAGCAGCCTCAACGAGTGCTCTTTGTATTGTTTTAAAGGGTGTAGTAAGTGAATTACCCTGATTCTCTATCGCATCAGTTGAATCTAGGTCACTTGGATTAACATAAAGAATACGCCCTTCAGTATTCTTTATAAAGTTCTCTAACTTATTAAGGGGCATTGTCTTATGATTGCCAATATATTATTCTATGATCTATTTAGTTAGTCAGGAATCAGTCTTCTGTAGTGGATATATCAGTATATTCAACAATTCTTGGATCTGCAGATTTATTAATCAATTCTAGAACATCCATAAACTGTTGAGTTGTATCACATTTAACTTTTCTCTTCTGTCCATCATCCATATACAACATAAATGTCTTTTTACAAACGTCTATGGTGATATTCTCTAAAAATTCGTCTGAATAATTCATAGAATAATTATAGTTGAATTATTTAGAAAGTCAAACGTTATTGTCGTGAACGTAATACCAAGTTACTGCTACTCTTTTCTTTCCATCAGTAACCCTTGTGCCAGTGTGTGGAAAGCACCAATTTGATGGAAATATTAAGGCATGTCCCATCGGTGGTTTGTATTCTTCATGTACAAATTTAGTTGAGCCACCTTCAAAATCTTCTGATAGGTATAATATTACTGATATTTTTCTATGATATTCCTTTGAATTAGGTTGAGGCGATGCATCAGTATGCCACGTATATCTTTGATTCTTCACATATTCAAGAACTTGTATCAACTCTCTATTTGATGTGGTCATAAATCCACCAGGAACAGGATACCCATCAAATGTGGGATGAATATTCATTAATCTCTTGCGATATTCAAGCAAAGCATTGTTCATACCTTTGTGTATGATTTGAGCTGCCTTTTCATCATCAAGGAGATAGCATCCAGAACTTGACCTAACATCAGAATCTACTCTGGGTTCACCAGTTTCACCATCAACAAACCCTATTGAACTGACTATAAATTCTTTTTTATCTAACTCTTCATTAACCAATAAAACTTCATCAGGTGTAAGCACCTGAACGACTTGTATCAATTCATTCATTACAATTCAATTAAGTTTTCATTATGTATGCTAAAGCATAGTATGGTGGTCTGTTTTCGTGAGATCCACCGCCACCAGCGTTTTGAATACTGATTCCAGTAGTAGCGTTGTATAGTTCAAATTCCTGAGCAGGATAACCACCAGGACCTCCATAACCAATACTTTGCGAACCATTACCATCGAACAGGTGGTGTCCATCAACTGTTGTATCGTGATCGTGACCTGGATCTGATATACCGTGATTGTGTGCGGGTATCTGTGACGTTGAAAGAGTTACACTAGAGGAACCACCAGTGTTACCAACCGAGTATCCACTACCAGCACCAACAACGAACCTATCTCTCAGGTCAGGTGTGCTGTTCGATCCATTACAAAGAACCCAACCAGAGGGAATTGATCCTGTACTTCCAGACCAAATAACAATAACCCCAGATGGAAGTGATGCATCAGAACCTGCAGCACCTTGAGCACCATTACTACCACTAGAACCAGCGTTACCTTGAGCACCAGTTGGTCCTGTAGCACCTTGTGCACCAGTTGGTCCCGTAGGTCCTGTAGA